GCTTGGGGCCGCGCTGGTGGTGTCTACATCACTTAAAGCGTCAATTGATTTATTACCAAAGGCTGTGTCGAAATCGCTCTGACTGAAGCTATCACCTGGTTCCCACTGAGATCCATCCCAAACGAGCGCCTGACCCGTGAGTGGAGCAACAGTTGTAGTGTCGACATCATTCAGGTCATCAATACTGGATGTCGTGATGTCACCTGGGATACCCTGAGGCCCCTGTATACCCTGTATACCCTGTGGGCCCTCTGGACCAACCTCACCCTGAATCCCCTGTATACCTTGATCACCCTGAGGGCCAGTAGCCCCAGTAGCCCCAACGGGGATGGAGAAATCAAACACAGCAGCCCCACTTGTACCAGAGTTAGTGACTATAACTGAACTCCCCTCAGCCCCAGTGGATACGGTACCAACTGCAATTGTGGCCGCATCTCCCGTGGCCCCAGTAGGGCCCGTTGGGATGGAGAAATCAAACACCGCATCCTTCGTGGTGCCGCTATTCACTACAGCCGCAGGAACCCCCTCGGCCACAGTGGTAACCGTACCCGCCGTGATGGTAGCTGCATCCCCCTTCTGACCCTTCTCAGTTACTGTAACCGAGGAGGGAGATGGGACTGTTATGTTTACTTGACTATCGGATGGTTGGGTTACTGTTACTGTTGCCATTATACTGCGGTTGAGATATCCTCCTTAACTGTGAAGTTCCCTCTAAGGATCGTGGTTACTTTAGAGAATCCATTAACAAGAACCTTATACTGAAGGTCATAAACAAACCTCCCAACTGGGAGTTTAGAGGTGGAATCGGCGCTGGCCCTGAGAACAATATTACCTAAATCATCAGCATCCTCGAACACAAATATTGGCGCATCCGCCTGCTTCGTCTCGGACACACCTTTCGTCTCTGATTCATTAAGAGCAGATGCCGCAATAAGTGTTCGCGACTGAGGTGTGGTAACTTGAGTGAGTGATTGTTGCTGAGTTGCTGGGGTCTTCACCTGTATGATGAACTCATACTCATCCGTCAGGAGCGGTAGGTTATCACCAGCACTATCCTTCAGGTTAAGGAATAACTCAAATGAGTCCCCCCTTTTACAGGAGATATCCAGTCTCTCAGATACGTCTAAGTTTGCTTTCTGAGCCATATTACATTAATTGATTCATTGGTTGTTCTAACTCCCCCCTTTGCCCCTCCCTCTGAGCAATCAACTTACTCTGCTCAACAGCCTGCTTCTTAACCCGAACGTCCTTGCTATTCTCCTTAAACACCTCAATCTTCTCCTTAAAGTCCTGATCATCGGATCGCATGCCGAGAAGGGCCTGTGCCTTAATCATCTCAATCTCCTTCCTGTACTCATGCTTCATCTGCTCTAGCTGAGCCTCCAGCTGAGCCTCCAGTTGCATCCTCTGAGCCTCCAGCTGAGCTTGAGCCTGAAGCTCCTGCATCTTGGCCTGAGAAGTAGCCTGGGCTGAGGCCTGCTGAATCTGAGCCTGCTGCTGAGAGTTCTGCATGGCAATTTGTTGATTACGTGCCATTCGCTTCTTCCTGCGAACCACCAGGAGTCGCTCAGCCTGATTAACGTCCTTAAGCTGTCTGATGGCAATAGCATCCTCAATATCAAGCTCCTTCTGCTGAATGGACATTTGTATGTTCTGCTCCAGGTAGGCCCGATCCTGATCCTCCATCTCCTTCACCACCTGAACACCGAAATTGTACATAGGGAGGTTACTGAATGAGGAGAGCACAGCCATATTCTCCTTACCAACAGCATTTGCGTAGATATTGAAGAGAACAGAGTCTGGTGGTATAATCTGTAAGCACTTAACGATATCCTCGCAAACCCTCTTGAAGAGCACCATGGAGGCATTCGTGATGTCGTAAATGGCATTATTCCCAGCTGCAATGGCTTGCTGCTGAACCCCCACGAGTGTATCACCCTTAGGGGTAGAGGCATCCATCATCTCATTAACTCCTGTGGCATCACGAATCATCCTTAAGTAATGATTATAGAGACCAATAAGCTCGTTTATGTTCCTTATAGTATTCCCTATCTCTCTCACAGGAGGGTTCTGGAATCCACCCTCTGGGTTCTTACTTCTGTAATAGAACACCCCAGTTTGCTCGTAAATATCATGAAGCTCCAGTGGCTGAAGCTCCCCACCCTTACCAAGCTGAACATTCTCCAACCCCTCAATATCAATGATCAATCCATCTGGCTTTGCCTTAGCAATAGCCTGCTGAATCTTCAAGTGCGTGAGCTGAAGCATGTCCGCAAACCCAACACATGAATCCACCATGGATTTCGGCATCATAGATCTGAGGTTGGTTGAGACCACAGAGTATGACATACGAGCCTTGGAGATATCCTGAAGGTTCTTAGGTGTGTTCTTTGCTCTACCGTAATTGAAAATGATATCACTACCCACCACGTAGCTTCCAGCATACACGGTGTTCACCTCCATCTTGTGTGGGGTTCGCTGAAAAACACTACCCTGCTTTGGCTCATAATCAAAGCCCTTCATGAAGAAGTTCGTGTTTCCAAACCTATTCTCCTTCTCCTCGAAGTAAATGCAATCCACAGATATGAACTCAAAATCAAGCACATCCAGCATGTACTCATCATACCCATACTCATTACGCTGTAATCGCCTGTTGTAACTTGATGTGTTCAGGAAGGCTGGGTCATTACCAAACTTATTCCTTACGCTTGTGGCGATATCCTTAAACTTCTCCTCATCCAGCTCATGACCAGCCAGACGCTTCAACTCGGCAATTGAGATGCGCTTAACGTGACCAGCATAGATGATATCCTTGAAGTTTGGGTCCTCTGTGTAGCTGTGTATAAAGTTGAGTGGATCCACGTACTCCACCTTAATCCCTTCATTGGGGTCGTTACTGCGCTTGGTTACTGCCATGCCGATAGCAACCAAGTCATTCACGCAGCGCCGAAGGGTGGTGTCATTGAAGTCATTCCATGAGAGCGTCATGTTGGTGCCAATCTGTGCTGCAATCTCAGCATCAGTTTTGACATTAGTCCCCATGAATATTTCCATCTCCTCCTCGCTCTCTGGGAGCTGATCGGGATCAATATCAATCACCATCCCAGACTTCTCCTTCAACTTCTGTAGCTGCTCCTTCGCCTGCATCTGACGCTCAATACGTCTCTTCTTTCTGTTCTTATCTGATGATGATAGTGGATCAACAGCCTCCAGATTTGGGTAGGGATCCCTGGAGAGAATCTTATTCACCACCACTCGAACAAACTTAGGCAGAATAGGAACTGGGGTGTAATCCAGATTCATTAAGCTACCATCCCCATCATTCGGGTCGAGAGATCTCAGAAGCTTCTTATATATGCCTGTGTCCTGTACACCATTAGCGTAATCTCTATTCTTCTCAAATTTAGAGGCCCTCTTCCCGAATAAAGAATTAGCCTCGGTAGCTTTTCCCCACTGAGACTCTATTGCTTTAGCATACTGCAACCCGTACTCCTTGCTCTCCTTCTTGGACACATCCGCCAAGGGGTCTGGGAAAGAAGTACCTTTCTTCTTAGTATTAATATTATCCATGGAAATATTTGCAGTCTACGCGTATTTTGCAAATATAGGAAATCCGCGCTAGACCTTATATCTCCTGAAAAACCGCTTCTCAGAGAAGTCCGCAATTGGTTTTTCTTTTTTATACTTCTGTGCCGCAAGCAGTGCCAAACCAGAACTAATGGTTAAGTCAAACTTTGTTCGCTTATCAATCTTATACCCAATCCAATCCTCAAGGGTTCGGTTAAAGTACATACTCCCCATCTCACCAGTTTCTAGATTAACCCCCACATGCTCATGTATGTAAGCCTCAATCGCATGGGCATGTGATTGAATAACATCCTGAGAGTTTGATGGTATGCCCTTGGTTCTTACGTTGGAGGTACTGGATGACTTCAAGTGTTCTGGTCTATCCATTAAGTACCCATCATAACCCCTTGATTCAAAGTACCTTGCGATGCCATACTTGTTGTTCTCTATAAGCAATGGGTAGCCATAATAGAAGGCGCACATGAGCACATCCTCATAGAATATGCTGGCTAAGTCAGGGCGTGATGCATACTCAACCACGAACATATTAGCTGGGGCATCCATACTGAACTTATTGTACATATGTAGCGCCCCCTTGGATCCTCTACCATCAACAGTTACATCCAGGTCATAGGAGTCAACCCCACCCACCCCAATGTGCTTATTTGGTGGTATCTTCTTACCCCTCTCCTCAGCCTTTTTATTTGCCAGATGATCTGGTGGTAGCCAGGCCACATGGAACCTACCATTTGGGTCTGGCGAGAACACCACCTCCTCATCCCTTCGCTTCCATATGAAGTTACCCCTAACAACTGGGTTGGGGTAGAGGTCATCATTGCTCTCAATCTGCTGGTATATCTTCCCGATATTAAAGAGAGCCCCATCAATACTATCCCTGAAGGCCTCATCCTCCGTGAATGGGAATTGACGAATAATCTCATTAAGCTCCGATGGGTCATCCTTGAATGACTTACGTTCATTCTTCAAGTAGGTCTTACTACCCTGATCAATTGGCAAACCATCAACACCATCCAGGACTTTATCTGGGTCATCAACAACGGGGTTCCCGTACTTATCGAAGAATCCCTCCAGGGCATCATAAGCTGGTATGAATATTCTGTACAGGCCTGATCGTGTCCTGCCATTATTATTCCTCTCATTAGGGTCTGAATCGGCCCACAGGGCCCTGTACTCCTCACCCCCCTTATCCATGGGATTTACCGTACTACCAACCATAGCCTTGCCCACGATGCGCTTACCCACAATGAGGCAGGTTCTTTCAATCCTCCACGCCTCCCTTATGTCCGACGGCCTCTCCCACTTACCCGCCTCATCAAGGTATAGCATGTGTAGCTTCTCCCCATCATATGCGTTATTAGTAGTGTTCTTCCAGTTGATCACTGTGTTCAGTGCATCCCCCTTATTCGATGTCTTGTTCTTCTTTGTGATTCGTTTCGATGGCTCACGAAATGCAAGCTCCATTCTTGGATTCGTAGTACCATCCTGAATGGGCTTGAAGAAGAAGGGGTAGCCGCGAAATATCGCGACTGTTTTCTTCATGAAAATGTTCTCCTGCGCGTCCTTACCAGTCTTTGACTGAATGCCGAGAAGCTTCTCCTTAACCTGACTAGCCTCGTCAACAAGGACAGAAGAGCATATATTAGTGTAGCCAGAACGACGACACTTAGTATAAAGTTGACCGAAACAACGAGGATCAGCTTCGCACGCAGCCATGTGGAGAAAGATTTCTTTCTGGAAAGCAAGGTATGATGGATATCCGATATCAATTTTAGACCATTGTAGAAACATATAGTGTCGCCCTGTAATATACGTAGGGACCCCATTATTGTAAAACCAAACACCGTCACGCCTACGCTGAAACTCCTGTTCGATGTAAGAATGAAACTTCTTCCGAAACTCGGCAGGTTTTTCGAGCCACTCATCCATACTGCGTATGCGCTGCAATTCCTCTGGCATAGGTATGCGTTGCCACAGCTGCATTGCCTTTGGTAGGTCATGGAAGAGAAT